TTTATCCGGTTGAGGAATCGAAACTTCCTTGTCTTTTAGTTTACGATTCCGAGGAAGAAATTGAGATGCAGACCTTGAGCCCTGCCGGGTCAAGGTCCGTGCAAGCGACTTTGAATGTAGTCATTGAAGGATATGCAAACGGCGGAGATGGTTCAACGGTCTTAGACACGCTCGCAGGGATTCAAAAAGAGATTCAGGTCGCAATGGCGGGTGATGTTTCGATCAATTCGCTTGCTGGAGATTCCGTGCCTATAAGCGCTGATATATCACTTTCCGGCGAGGGATCAAAACCGACCGGATCGAATCGCTTGACGTATCAAATCAGATATGGATTTGCGGAGAACGCACCGGACGTCGCAACATTAGGAGTATGATGGAAATTGAATTGACTAAAAACACGATTATAGAAGGCGTGCCGCATGAGGCGGGCGCGCTGGTTAGTGCTTCGCCTCAAAACGCAGAAAAATTGATCCAGCGGGGTTTTGCAGTCCTGCCTGATCAGAAGCCAAAATCCAAAATTAAGAAAGGGAAAAAATGGCAAGTCACACAGGAGTCGACGGAGTCTTAAAATACGACAGCAACGCAGTTGCAGAGTTGTCAAGCTGGACTTTGGACATAAACCAGGAACCCGTTGAAAGCACGGCTTTAGGACAGTCGGCGCGGTCATATAAACCGGGGATTACAAATTGGACTGGAAGCGCTGAGTGTTTTTGGGATGAATCCGATACGGCACAGTCTCAAATTGATACGGACATGGCGACGGTTACAACGAAAACGCTGGAACTTTATCCTGAAGGGACGACTTCCGGCGACACGTATTTCAGCGGTACGGTCATTATCGAGTCGATTTCACGAAACGCGGCTGTAAACGGAATGGTCACGGCAAGTTTTACTTTTAGAGGTTCCGGGGGCCTGACTAAAACCACAGTCTAATGTCTATCATTGACGCGGCTAAAACTCATTTCCGGCAGAAAATCGGAAACGAGCTGCAGTGCATCGATGTTCCAGAATGGGCTGAAAACGGGGAACCAGGAAAAATCTATTTCCGACCGTCGATCAATTTCCTACAGCAGGAAAAGATTATGGCGCTTGCGGATCAGGACAAGAAAGGCGAGGCCATCGTCGAGAGTCTGATTCAGCGTGCTTTGGATGCGGATGGAAAAAGGTTATTCGGTTCGGCTTCCCGGACCGAGCTGATGCGTTCCGTTGATCCTGAAATCATATCGCGGATTGTTGGTGAAATATCCGGCGGTGATGACTTCGAGACTGAGGACATCGAAAAAAACTGAGGCGCGACTCAGAACTGGTTTTTCTGTTTCAGCTTGCGGAAGCATTACATAAATCCATTCAGGAGATATTGACGCTTCCATTGGCTGAAATCCAGGGCTGGGCCGCATACTTCAACATAAAATCAGAACAGCAAAAAAAGTAAATGCCAGCAACGACGATACAAATCCGCGCCCAGGACAAAACGAAGCAAGCGTTTAGTGCTGTTCAACGTTCGGTTTCAGGGCTGAGTAAATCGTTTGGTAGTTTAAAAGGTTCCATTGCGGGATTGCTTGGCGTTGCAGCATTGGGTGGATTGTCAAAATCACTGTTGACGACGGCCGATCGTATTGACAAAGTCTCACAACAAACTGGAGTCGCAACTGGTGATCTGCAGAAATTCCAGTTTGCCGCAAGTCAATCAGGCGTGTCCACGGAAGGTTTGAATAAATCATTACAGACGTTGGCGAAGCGTGCCGGGGAAGCACAAGCCGAAGGTGGTGAGATGAAAGCCGCATTTGACCGTTTGAATATTTCCTTGCAAAACGCAGATGGAACATCAAAGAACGTTACTGATTTATTTTATGAGTCTGCAAAAGCGATTTCATTACTTGAATCCGACACCGCGAAAGCCGCCGCCGCAAATGATCTTTTTGGACGGTCTGGCGTTGAATTGCTTCCCCTTTTGAATCAAGGGGAAGCTGGAGTCCGCAAATATGGATCTTCACTCGAAAAGGCGGGCGGGATCATGTCGGATAAGTTCGTCAAGGGAGCGGCAAAAACAAACGATGCAATTGACAAGACAACACGCGTTTTGAAAGTTGGATTTACGAATGTTTTAGAAGCTCTGCTTCCTACCATCCAGGGATTCGCCAAAACCCTTAGTAAATTCTCCAGGGATTTCAAAGCATTTTCAGAAACCCATCCGACTGTTACAAAACTTGCACTTGCAGTCACCGCGTTGGCTATCGCGTTCGCCGCACTCGGCGGCCCTTTAACTGCAATTGTTGCCGGGGTTGTTTTATTGATTACGAACTGGGAAAAGTTAACGAGTCTATTTGAAGGATTTGATAGTAAAGTCAAGAAAATGGGCTTGAAACAATTGCGCGAAGAACAGGATCGGCTTAATAAATCTGTAAAGAATTTAGAAGTGCCTTGGTTTTTAAAAGGAAGCGCAAGTGAGGAGGTATTGCTAAAGAAACAGAGTGTAAAATTAAAAGAACAATTAAAAATTATTGAAAAGCAAATAAAAGCGCTGGAGACAAAAGAAAAATTGGTTGAGGAAACTAACAAAACTCTTGAGGATACTAATAAATTAACTAAAGACACGGTTAAATTACGGGGCTGGCTCCGTCCACTTCAAGAAGACTCGCTCGATCTGTACGAAAAGGAAAGAGGGCAGGCCGAATTTATTCTTGCTGAGAAAAAAGCCGGACTTTTGACAACTGAGAAACAAAATAAACTTTATGGTGCCGGACTTGACGAACAGTTTAAAAAGCATGGGGAAATTACCGAAGAACTCAAAAAACAACGTGCCGAGTCTGCCCGCATTACCGGGATTGTTTTATCAGGTATCCAATCATCCGGCGCCGCCGCCGCCCGTTTTTTTGATGCCCTGAATATCCAGATTAAACAAGTTGGTGATTCGTTTACACTAGCATTCGAAACAAACTGGGTTGCTATTGTTGCCAAACTAGTGATGAGTTCGAAAATAGTATCAGGATTCATTAATAAATTATTTTCAGGAGTTGGGAATGCAATTGATAAAACTATCGGCAAAATATTTCCGTTTTTAACAGAGACAGAAGAAACCTTTGACTCAGTTGATTTACGATTAAAAGATATTGCCAATATGGTGGATCAATTAAACGATGCTCAATTCGGTTATATGAATACTTTGCGACATCTAACGGATGACGCAAGAGCATTGGTGATAATAGAACGTGATTATCAGAAAAATAAAAAAGAAGCAAAACGTCTGAATTCAGGCTACTTGAGCCATCTGGCAGATCAGAATAATATGCTTGCCAAAATGGCCCATCACATCTCCTCTATGCGACGTGCTACGGATGCCTTTAAGTCATCGGTTATAAGTTATATTGATGCACTGGAACAGTCAGGTTTCACAAATCTTCAGAAAGAATTGTCCATGACATTAAAAGGTTTTATCCGTGGACCTTTGCAGAATTTCAACAAACTGATCACAGAATCAAAGGAAGTTTCAACTACAGCAAAACCGGCGTTAGTCGAAGCACTAGAGCAAGAGACATCATTGAAAGCACTTGGGAAGATAACTGATCCTGGAGAACTAATAACAGTTTTAAAAGGTGACGAGTATCTAAAAGATGTGTTTTCAGAACAACTTATGGCATGGGAAAAAATGCAAAGTGGTGATCTTAGCTTAGTAGCATTAGGTCAAAATGTTGAAATATTTAAAAAATTTGGTGAAGTTTTAAATAAAGAACTTGGGAAACTAGGCGGTGATGACGGGATTATTGACGTGTTAACTAAAAGTGTTTCAGATGCATCATCAACGATCACAACGAATACTGATTTATTGAATCAGGCAAGTGGTGGATTAACAGTGATGTTAAAAGATTCATTAAAGGCAGATTTTGAAGCAGGAAAATCCAAACTGGATTTAGTGACTGATATCACAGCTGTGGCAAGTCTTCTGGAAGATGCAGGCTTAAATATCAAAACATTTACAGATTATATCGAAACATTAACTCCACCAGATGCAACAGGATCAATGGGTGGGTTGTTCAAAAAATATCCATATGGAGGAAAGATATATGGTCCAGGGCATTCAGGAGGAGGTGTTAATGCCAATCTTGAAGGAGGGGAATTTGTGATGTCCAGGAGTGCAGTCAATAAATATGGATCGGATTTCATGAGTTCAATCAATAACGGCTCACTGGGTGGTCAAGTTCAGGTGAATATTTATGATGGTACAGGAGAAAGAATTTCAGAATTTGATTCGGCATTAAGAATAGAAATTAATGACCGTGCTGGTCGGTTTAATGAATTCCCAGCTTTGGCAGTTTGATTAAATGCTTGAGATTATGATTACCGT